AGAGCGTGATGAGCATGAGGACGAAGAGGCCATGAGAGACGGTCACGACGAGGAGGAGCGCAAGGAGCATGAGGAGCGAAAGGCCAACGGTACATTCCTGACTCGTGACGCGCACTCAGAGTTTGTCAATGAGGACGAAGGCACTGTCCAGTTGGTTGTTTCGACTGAAACGCCAGTTGAGCGAGGCTTTGGTCAGGAAGTTTTGAGCCATGCTGCGGGTGCGGTTGACCTTGAGTATCTGAACTCGGGCCGCGCACCTTTGTTACTGGATCACAGTTTTGAAAAGCAGATTGGCGTTATCAAATCCGTGGAACTCGATCAGGCGAATCGGAAAATTCGCGCAGTCGTTAAGTTCGGGAGAAATGACGATCAAAGTCGTTCGGTGTTCCAGGATGTTGTCGATGGCATTCGTCAGAATGTCTCAATTGGTTACAAGGTTCACGAAATGGAGCGGGATGAAACGGATGGGTCGGGGACGACTTACCGGGTCACGAAGTGGGAGCCTTTGGAGGTCTCGATGGTCGCTGTCGGTGCTGATGTCAATGCCATGGTTGGTCGCCAGGTAGAGGTTCAGCAGTCGGAGCAATCAAAGGCAGCCGAGAAAATTCGTGCGCTAGGTGCAGCCTATAAGATGAAGGGCGAAGCCGAGCAAGCAATTGAAGGCGGGATGTCCATTGAGGATTTCCGTCAGAAAATACATTCAAAATTTGGTCATGATGTAAAGGAGACTCAAATGTCTGACATCGGTTTAACTACTAAAGAGCAAGGCTCTTACTCGCTCCGCAGAGCTTTATTTGCACTGTCGAATCCTGGTGATCGTCGTGCTCAGGAAGCTGCGGCCTTTGAATTTGAAGTGTCTAATGCTGCTTCACGCTCTGGATCATTCGTGGTTCCATTTGAAGTTGCAGGCCCAATCAGCCGCCGTGACATGACTACTTCATCTGATGCCGGTGCAATCGGCGAGTCATTCCGTGAGGGTGATTTCATCGAAGCACTCCGCAACCAGTCATCTGTCATGCGAGCAGGCGCGACAATGCTCACTGGCCTTGAGGGTACTATCAAGATTCCTCGTCAGTCTGCAATTACTGCTGCTGCGTTCCTGACAACTGAAGGTGTCACAACCAACGAAGACGATCCAACATTCGATGCGGTCACAATGGACGCGAAAATGCTCGGTATCACTTCAACTGCGACTAAGTTGCTTTTGAACACTGCAAGCATCGACGTTGAGAACCTGATCCGCAACGATCTGACTCGTTCTATTGCCACTGGCATGGACTTGGCAGGATTGTCTGGAGCAGGCACATCTGGCGTTCCAACTGGTATCCGCAACACTGCGGGCATCAACACTGTTGACTTCGCTGCTAACGGCCCAACTTTCGCTGAGATCGTTGCTATGGAAAGCCGTGTTGCACAGGACAACGCTTTGATGGGAAGCCTCTTCTATGTGGTCAACCCTGCTGACTATGGTCGCTTGAAGACAACTGAGAAGGCAACCAATACTGCTGAGTTCATTGTTGATCGTGACGGTCTGGTCAATGGTTATGAGGTGATTCGTTCAAGCCAAGTTGCTGAAGACGAGTACTATTTCATGGATGGTTCGTCATTGCTCGTGGGCGTGTTCGGGCCAGGAGTCGAGATCACTGTTGATCCATTCTCAGAGGCTAACAAAGGCCTGGTCAATATCACTGCAACGGTTGCGATGGATATTGCTGTTCGTCATCCTGAGTCATTCTGCTTGGGTGCTAACACTCTTCCATAAACCTGATGGGGGCTTCGGCCCCCATTCTTTGAGGTGAGATATGAAAGTTAAGATCAAAATCCGCAGATCAATGATTATCGATGGGCGAAACGTCAAGGCCGGTGAGGTTGCCGAGGTTGACATGAAGTTTGCTCGTGACCAAATCAAGATGGGTCGTGCGGAAGAGTACAAAGAACCGAAGAAACCAAAGACAACAAATCGCTCTGTCGGTCTGAAAAAGTCCGAGCCAGAGGTTGAGGTGGAAACTCGTGAGTCTGGAGACTGACGCGGATCGCGCCATGTTTACCGACCCGGACTTTAGTTTCGGAACGGCTGCAACGATTACCATGGCAACCGGTGGTGCGGTGTCGGTCAATGTTGTCCGAGTCACTGATCCGATTGTTAATGAGATGGGCGGTCAATTTGGCGTGTCGCAGAAGGTGGCACAATTCCACACTGAGACTGACGCAATTTCGACGCTTGCCGAGGACGATACTGTCGCGGTTGGCAGCGATACCTACAAGGTGGTGTATTTCCAGGTTGATGACTTTGGCATGACCCACATCTTTGCGGAAAAACAATGAGTCACGTTCGCAAGCAAATCCGAGATCGTGTGGCGACTGTATGTACAGGCCTGTCAACGACCGGAACCAAGGTGTTCAAGGGTCGAGGTCAGCCCATCAATGCCGAGCGTCTGCCTGCCCTGGGTATTTATACTCGGAGCGAAACGGCTGCGGCAGGAACAATTGGCGCGACCAAGATTTCAGATCGTCGGTTGACGGTGGTTGTCGAGGTGTATGCCCGAGATGCTTCGGTCGTTGACGATGTGATTGATGCCTCGGCTGTTGAGGTTGAAGAGGCAATCAGTGCAGACACTACCCTAAATGACCTCGCTTTGCGTACAATATACACTGGATTTGAGCTTGAGACTGATGGCGATGGTGAGCAGACTATTGGCATTGGTCGATTGACTTTTGACGTACTATACCGCGTCGATGAAACAGACGTTGAAACTGCTTTGTAGGAGAGAACCATGGCAGCAATTACGAGTGCAGACGGAACCGTTAAGATTGGTTCTAACGCGATAGGCGAAGTTACCGGCTTCAGCCTTGAAATGACTTCAGACACAGTTGAGTCTACAACGATTGACAATGACGACCGGACATACTTGCCTGGTTTGCGTCAAGCGACTATTTCAATCGATGCAAACTTTGACCCTGATGTTTCAACCGGTCTTGCCGAGTTGGGTGTAAACAAGCCTGGTGACGCTTTGGCAACTTTTGAGGTTGATCCCGATGGATCGACTGCGTTTTCTGGTTCGGGCATTGTCACTGGATTCACGATCACTGCGGCAACCAATGAAATGGTCACTGCAAGCATCACGATCCAGGTTTCTGGTGCGCTAACTGAGAGCTACTTTCAATGATTGATTTGGATGCAATGTCTGATCTCTTTGCGGAGACGCATTCGTTCTATTTCGAGCCATTGAAGCAGAAGGTGTTTTACACCGACATCACTCCTTTGGAGTGGCGGAAGATGAATGCCAAGCACCCGAATTGGATGGGTGGGTCACTCGATCCAGATGCGATGATTGATATGATTATCTTGAAAGCATTGGACGAAAAGGGTGAACCACTATTCTCTCTTGAGCATAAAACGCGGATGCTGCGGTGGAAAGGCATTTATTTGGCTGAGTTATTCGGTCAGTTGACAAACGTGACTTCAGCGGAGGACGCTGAAAAAAACTGAGAAACGATCATCTGAGGTATAACCTCTTTGCCCTGGGTGATCGTCTTGGGAAAACCGTCTCTGAGTTGGAGCGTTTGCCTTTGCGCGAGATCAATGAGTGGTTCGCATATTTTAAGATCGAAAGTGAGATGACGGATGGCAGACACAAATCTTGAGGTGAGATTAACCGCAGAAGCGGGTGACCTGCGCTCCGAGCTTCGGGACGTAGAACAACGTCTGTCGTCTCTTAATAAGGCTGCGAATAAGGCTGCAAAAGGCACACAGCAACTCCAGGCTGCAACGCGAGGCACGAGTCGAGGCCTTGGCGGTATCGGTCGGTCTGCGGGGCAGGCATCGATTCAGGTGCAGCAATTAGTCGGGCAGATTCAAGGTGGTGTCAATCCTGCGGTCGCACTCTCCCAACAGGCGGCTGACTTAGGGTTTGTCTTGGGCGTACCGCTCCTCGGTGCTGTCACTGCAATCGCTGCCGGTTTTGCCGGGCCATTCATTACATCCTTGTTTGATGCTCAGGAGGCCTTTGAGGATTTCTTAGATACAGCGCGTCAAGCCGAGGTCGATCTGAAAAAGGTGGCCCCTGGTTTGTTTGCACAGGAGCAGCAAAAACTAAAAGATGCCGTCACAGAATCAGAAGCCGCGCTCCAAGAACAACTGCTTGCCGTCAACCAAATTTTTGCCGACTTTGAGCGAGCCAAAACCCGTTTGGACAGGTTCGGTGCTGCTGCTGTTGGCTTGGCAGGCGAAGTTGATCCCCTGACTGTTTTAGAAAACCGGCTGACTACCGCACTTGAAAAGCAGGGTATTGAGATCGAAAAGGCTCGGATTGCTGTTCAGGCTGCCAAAAATGAGTATAAGGCGTTTGGTGAGGAAACCAACTTTGCGACCCAAAAAACGAACAAGCTAAACGAGGCGACTAAGAAGCAAAGTTCGTTCATGGCGAAGATCAACAAGCAGCGTTTTGAAAATATCGTTGCTGCCCGAGACGCTCAAATCAAGGCAGAACAAGACGCAACCAAAGCTGCTCAAGCCGAAGAGAAAAAACGGCTCGCGTTCATGCAGAAGATCAACCGGACGCGGTTTGAGGAGATCGTTGCGGCTCGTGATGCCCAGGTGGAGGCCGAGCGTCAGCGTTCGGAAATGATCGCGGCTAACCAGGCGAAAGCCCAACGGAATGCTCTTGAGCAAATGCGAGCCGAGCAAAAGCGTTTTGAAAATGTGATTGAGGAAGGTTTGAACACGATGGCTGATGGTTTTGTCGGTGTGATTCGTGGAACCAACTCGCTTGCAAATGCATTCAGCAATATGGCAAACCAAATCATCAATGATCTGCTGCGGATGGCGATGCAGAAGTTGATCGTAGATCGAATCATGGGCGCGATCTTTCCTGGTAGCAAGCCGATTAACACTGCCAGTGGATTCACCTCAGTTGGCCCTGCTGCGGGGGCGGGTGGTGCGTCTGGTGGCGGCGCGGCGACGTTCTTTGCTGATGGCGGTGTCGCTCGTGCGGGTCGGCCTGCCATTGTCGGTGAGCGTGGCCCTGAGTTGATGATTCCTGGTCGCACATCGCAAATCGTGCCTAATCATGCGCTCGGTGGCGTGAATGTATCGCAGACCATCAATATCAGCACCGGGGTTCAGCAAACAGTGAGGGCAGAGATTGCCGGTTTGTTGCCTCAGATCGCGGAAGCATCCAAGAATGCGGTCGTTGATGCGCGGAGACGCGGTGGATCGTTTGCAGGAGCCTTTGGAGCGTAGATATGTCTGAACCCTATCCTCTGGACTTTCCAACGGTCGTCAAGCCTTCTGGGGTTCGTTTCACGGCTCAATCAGTCGTTGGAATATCCACATCTCCGTTTTCGTTCAAGCAGCAGGTGTTTAGACACCCCGGTGAACGATTCCAGGCAGAAATACAGTTTCCCCCAATGACTCGCGCCCAGGCTGAAGAGTTCAATGCGTTTCGATTGAGGTTGCGCGGTAAGTTTGGGACGTTCCTCTTGGGCGATCCTGCCGGGGCAACACCTCGTGGCACTGCGGCTGCAACACCTGGCACTCCGGTGGTTAATGGTGGGTCACAGACCGGCGACAGTTTGGACATCGATGGGCTGCCTCTAAACGAGACCGGATACTTAAAAGCCGGTGACTATATCCAACTCGGAACAGGCGCGACCTCGCAGTTGCACAAGGTGCTTGAAGATGTAGATTCAAACGGAGATGGTGAGGCGACCTTAAATATCTATCCTGGGCTGCGTTCATCCCCGGCAGATGATGCAACAGTTGTTGTCAGTAATGCCAAGGGCGTGTTCCGACTGACCTCAAATGAGATGGCTTGGGATGTTGGTTTGGCTCAGTTCTATGGCGTGACACTGGCTGCTGTGGAGGCCTTGTGAGTCGCTCGGGTTCTCCTGCCGGTTTTGCGAACGATGAGGTTCGTGCGCTCTTTGCTGTCAAATTGGAATTTGATTCTGGGACGCTGCGATTCTGGAATGGTTATCAGCCGATTACCATCAACGCGGAAGAGTACATCGGTGCGGGGGCTTTGTTGTCCATTTCTCCAATCGAAGAAAACACCGAAATTCGGGCCAATGGAGCCTCGGTTGCTCTGACAGGCCTTTCATCAGAGATCATTTTCATTGCGCTCAGTGAAAACTACCAGAACCGGAATGCAACGATTTTCACCGGGACGATCACTGAGGCGGGTGTGCCGACTGTTTACCAGGCCTTCAAGGGCTTAATGGACACCATGCAGATCGGCGAAACAGGTGAGTCTGCGCGTATTACTCTTGCACTTGAAAACCGGCTGATTTTATTGGAGCGGGCGAGGACGCTGCGCTTTACCAGTGAGGATCAAAAGACGCTGTTCCCCGGTGACCTCGGTTTGGACTTTATTGATGACATCCAAGACAGAACGATTGAGTGGGGCAAATCGACGACCTGATTGGCCTCGGTTGCTTGCAGAGTATGTGGAGCGGTTTAGGCGTAAGCGTTTTGCCTGGGGATTTAATGACTGTCTGACGTTTGCGCTGCGATGGGAGCGGATAGCGACGATCCAATCATCTTTTTCGGATGCGTTTTTTATTTATGAGGATGCTCAAACCGCCAACGCACTGATGGCAAAACACCAAGTCTATGATGTGGGTGAAATATGTGATTTGCGATTGGACAGGGTGTCTCCAAAAAAAGCGCAGAGAGGTGATATCATTGGTCACGATGCACGAGGTGAGATTGCGCTCGCTGTTTGTGTTGGTTCGCGGTTCGCTTATCCTGCGGGGAAAAGTTTAAGGTTCAAGCCGATGCAGAAGGCTTTGAGTGCCTGGAGAGTTTAGATGCCAGATGAAGTTGGGGATATAGTCGAGGGAGCGGTTAATGCCGTTACAAATCCGACTACAATCATCACCGCAGGAATCACCTATTTTACACTTGGCCCGCCTGCGTCTACCCAAGATCTTAATGCCAAAAATAAATATGACGCAGTTGCTGATACAACAGCTCCTGACCTACCGTCTGTTCAAGAGTTGCAAGACTCTGATCTC